ATCGGTCTTGATGGATCGTGCAACGGGCTACAAAACTTCTCTGCTATGCTCCGGGATGAGATCGGTGGTAAAGCAACGAACCTTGTACCGAGCGATAAGCCAACAGACATTTACAGCGAAGTCTCTAAAGTCTGCGCCAAGAAACTTGATAGCCTGTCCGGTGAATATGCGGACATGTGGAGGAAGTACCGAGACAACAACGGTGGAACCCTTCCACGAGGAATTGCCAAAAGGCCAGTAATGACCTTACCGTACGGTAGCACACAGCAGTCATGCAGGGAATACATATACCAGTTCATTGTAGAGGAAATCGGTAACGAGTTCCCGCGAGAGCATTGGTTCAAATTATCTGTATTCCTGACCCCGATTATGTGGTCTGCCATTGGGGAGGTCGTGGTAGCCGCCAGACGGGCTATGGACTGGATACAGAAGGCAGCGGGTAAAGTTGCCAAGGAAAACAAACCGCTTATCTGGTGGACTCCTATAGGCTTCCCGGTGTATCAGGATCGCCGTAAGATAACCGTTCGCCGGATTGAGACAGAACTGGCAGGACGCTTCCAAATCCGCGTAGGAGACTCTACAGGCGGTGCAATGGACGTGCACAAGAATAAGCTAGGCTCCAGCCCGAACTTCGTACACAGCATGGATGCCTGTCACCTTATGCTTACCTGCCAGAAGGCCACAGAGTACGGTATCACGGACTTTGCCTTCATCCACGACGATTACGGAACCCATGCCGCTAATACGGAAACTATGCACCAAGCAATCCGGGAGGCTTTCGTGGAGCTTTATACGGAAAACGATCCTCTGACGGACTTCAAGATATTCAACGAGGACAATGCCGGGATTAAACTACCGGAGCAACCACTACGAGGAACGCTAAATTTAGGTCAAGTGATTGATTCCGATTACTTTTTCGGATAATTCACTCCCTATTTAGTACCAATAACTGCGAGGTACAATGAAACGTAAAGAAACGAAATTTTATACCCTCCAAGTCCCTGCCGTAAGCCACGAGTTCGCAAGCACTCTGGCACGAGCTTTTCCGGTCATGGAGTTGAAACCCGGTGTATCACCTGACGATGCGATGTTCAATGCAGGACAACAGGTTGTTGTCCAATGGGTATTACAACACGCAACAGGCTCAAAGATCATCGGTGATCCTAATGCCCTACGTCCGACAGAAGTAAACAAATCTCTGTTAGATAAAATTCTAGGATCATTTAAGAAATGATCGTAGATAGATGGGACTATCATATTATTGATCTGCTATCTGGCTTAAAGAGTTTTATAGAAGAATCAAACTATCCTATTACTTACAATGAAGCTAATAGTTTAGAATGGTTATATAGAATACAACAAGACCCAGAGAGTGCATTGATAGTAAATTACCGAGAAGATATATTCTCAGGGTTTGCTATAGTTACACGAGAGACAGAAGCTCATACAGAGTTCTTCGGTTATCTTGTGAAGTTCTACGTGATGCCAAGTGCACGAGGAACAGGAGTTTCAAGAGCGATAGTACAAGAAATGGTTGACTGGTTTGATAAACACGATTGCGTAGTTTCTTTTGCTACTGCTACTGCGGGTATCGAACAAGATAAACTGTTCATCAATCTGCTACAGAAATTCCAGTATGTTAATCTTGGCGGTAACTTAATAAGGAACCAACATGGGAAAAGTTAAGATAGTTAAGAAAGCATTTAAGTCTGTTACTTCTATGCTCGGTCTTAGTGCTCCAAAAGTTCCAGACATTCAAATCCCTACACCTCAGATTCCGGCTCCTCCGGCTCCGAGTGCAATCACGGATACGGGTGCTTCTGTTTCTATTGGTACAAGTGCCGATGTGAAGAACCAGCGAGTCTCTGGACGTACCTCTGGTCGTTCTACAGGCTCAGGCAACTTCCTAGCAGGATTAGGCCGAAGCGGACTGAACATTTAAGGAGTCCTAGATGGATGAAAAATATGCTGGCGGTACAGCCACTCCAAAAGAGAAAGCCGTAACCCTCGCACAGCGATGGCAGTCACTTGATAGCAAGAAGCTGCCACTCATTCGTCGTTGCGAAGATTACTCGCTCTGGACTCTACCGTATGTATTCCCAACTCAGGGAATGAAAACAACCGAGATGCAAGGCCCAATAGATTCTACTGGTGCTCGTGCAGTTAACCACCTATCAAACAAACTCATTATGACGCTGTTCCAACCTTACAGCCCGTTCTTCCGCTTAACAGTATCTTCGGATATTACTGCGGAACTAAACGAAGCTGCTCAGGCAGGGGACGCAGAAGCCGTAGAGATTCTAGCTAATCTCGACAAGACGTTGGCGCAAGCTGAACAAGAGGCCATGAGGAATCTCGACTATAACCGCTTCCGTACAGAAGCCACGACTGTTGCAAAATCTCTGATTATCACAGGCAATGCACTCATGTACCTTCCAGACGAAGGCAGAGTTCAATCCTATGGTCTTCGTGATTACTGCGTAGCTCGTGACCTGTCAGGCAATGTAGTTGAACTTATGACTCGTGATAAGAAGTCGTTCAATACTTTCTCGAAAGAGGTACAAGATATTTTACGCGCTTCCAAGAAGGGTAAGTATGATAAAGATAACTGCGAGGTCACGATCTATACGCGTGTCTTGCTAAAAGATGATGGAAAGTACCACCTTGAGCAATCTGCTGACGATGTTAAGCTAGACTCAACTGGTCACTGGACTCCAGAAGAATTACCGTACATTGTTCTAACATGGAACCTTGTACGCGGAGAAGACTATGGACGCGGCTTGGTTGAAGACTATGCCGGAGCGTTCCACGGGCTTCACGTTCTTAACAACTCGCTCATCGACATGGTGGGTATCGCTGCTGACATTAAGTTCCTTGTTGATCCATCAAGTATGATCGACGTGAAGGCACTTAACGATTCAGAATCCGGTACATACCACACAGGTAAAGAGGGTGACATTACGACACCTGAGTTTAACAAGATACAAGACATGCAATTTGTTGAAGCAGCCATTCAAAGGTTCCAGCAACAGATTGGTCAAGCCTTCTTGCTAAACAGCTCTGTAACACGCGATGCTGAACGAGTGACTGCCGAGGAAATTCGGTACGTTGCACAAGAACTAGAATTATCACATGGNGGGATTTACTCCCGCTTTGCCGAAGAATGGCAACTCCGTATCGCAATCTTGAAATTGCGTTCCGTTGACATTAAGATTGGCAAATCTAAAATGCTTTATCCGCAAATCATCACTGGCTTGGATTCTCTAAGCCGCGCAGGTGACTTGGATAACTTGCGTATGTTCGTGGCAGACCTTCAATTACTTGAGGGTGTACCAGAGGATATTCGCGCTGTAATTGATCCATCAAAGTTTGCACAGTTCATCGGTATCCGCCGTGGAGTTGACTACGAGAAATTCTTGAAGTCCGCTGCACAGATACAGGGTGAGCAAGAGCAAGCGATGGCAATGCAAGACGCTCAAGTGCAACAGCAAGTGGGCGCACAAGTTGCTACCGAGGCTGGTAAAGCTGCCGTTCAACAGTAAGAGGACAACATGACTGAACAAACACCAAATACAGAAGTACAAACTCCTGCTCCCGATAATAAGGGCTTGCCGGAAGGCGTACTAGCATCACACACAGATCAGCCTAGCCGATCTGCTGGTGCACCTTCCCAGCCTGAGATTAAACAGGCTCCTGTTAAAGAGCAGACTGAGGAAGAAAAGAAAGCTGCGGAAGACGCTGCCAAAGCAGAAGCCGATAAAAAGGCCGCTGATGAAGCCGATCCTGCGGAAGAAGAAGCACAAGTTGAAGAAGACCTAACCGAGTATCCTGACTATGGCGATGAGACTGCGAACTCCGTAGTTGCCCTGCTTGTTGACGCAAAAGTTGACATTAAGGTTGCCGATGAGTTCTTCCGTGAGGCTATTGAATCTGGCGATATGTCCAAGATCAAAGTCACTGAACTTGTAGAGGCTGTAGGAAAAGAGAAAGCCAACTTAATTCTGCTTGGCGTTAAGGATTACTACAACCGAATGACTAACGGTGTCGCTGATACTGTTACTGCTGTTCACGCCGAAGTCGGTGGTGAGCAAAACTGGGCAAAAATCCGGGACTGGGCTAGAGCGAAAGCTGCTGCCGATCCTGCATTTGCTAAAGACTTAGCTGGCTACAATCAGATGTTCGATCTGAACCAGACTGCTGCGGTCATGGCAATCCAGAAACTCCGCACTGCTTATGAAGCAGACGGGAAGAACTCCTCACTCGTCAGGAAACAGGTTCAAGGTGACTCCGCTGTATCAACAGCGCAGAGTGGCTTCGAGCCGATAACACGTGGTGACTACCTTGCCAAAATCAAGGAAGCACATGCACGTGGTGATGAAGACGAGATTGCACGACTTCGTGCACAAAGAGCTGCAACAAGACAAACTTACTAAGGAGTTATAAACAATGACACTTCCTACAGATTCTTCGCACTTGTCGGACTTGGACGTATCCTTGATGCTTGACGAGTACGGCGGTGAAGTTGAATCCCAATTCACCAAAGACTCTATTATGCGTCAATTCGTCAATGTCCGCGCTGTGCGTGGTACTGACACAATCACGAATAACCGCGTTGGTCGTACGCAACTGCAAGCGATTACGCCGGGTGTTCGTCCACCTGCTAAGAATACTGCGTTTGGTAAAGTAAGCCTGACAGTTGATACGGTCGTTCTCGCCCGTGACAACCGTTCTATGCTGAACGAGTTCCAAACTCACTTCGATGCACGTATGGAACTTGCAAAAGATCACGGTAAAGAGATCGCTAAATTCTTCGATGAAGCGTTCCTGATCCAAACGATCAAAGGCTCTCACCAAGCTGCTCCGTCTGGCCTGAATGGCTCTATCGGTGCTGGTAAAGCTGTCGAGCTTCTGGCTGGCGGCGACGACCTCGATCCAGATAAACTGGCCGATGCAATCGGTGACGTTATTATCCAGATGGAAGATGAAGATATTTCAGTCGATGAACTGGTAGTCTTCGTCGGCCCAACTCACTATGACGTTCTGTACAACAACGACAAACTGATGAGCCGCGACTTCGCTGCTGGTAACGGAGACTATGCTAAAGGCATTATCTACGAAATCAAAGGCGCACGTATCGTTAAGACTGCACGTATCCCTGATGCTGCAATCACAGGCCACTACCTGTCGAACGCTAACAACGGTAATGCCTATGACATGACTGCGGAAGAAGCTGATGCTGTAGCCGTTATCATGCACCCGAAATCTTTGCTGGCTGGTGAAACCATCCCGCTGACTTCGGACATTTGGTTCAACCGTGAAGAAAAGCAATGGTTCATTGATTCGTTCTTGTCATTCGCTGTGACGGTTAACCGTCCAGACGTATGTGGTACAGTCAATAAATACCGCGCTTAATTCTAACATTTGCCCTCCTCGGTTTTCGCCGGGGAGGGCTTTTTTCATTTGGAGTTAACATGACTACAACTTTAGAAGTGCTAAACCACATGCTGAATGTGATTGGCGAGAGTCCGGTAACGACTCCCTCCTCTAGTCACCCGTCTGTTCTCTCCGCGATGGTAGAATTGAATCGTGTCAAGAAAGAGTTTCAGGCACGTGGCTGGTGGTTCAACACCGAATACGATCTGAGACTATCTCCCAACGAAAGCGGACAGATAGTTATTCCTGCGGGTACTTTGTACATTGACCCGCTTGACCCGTACTCTAAGCTAACGCGCAGAGGCGGTAAGCTGTACGATCCTGTAAACCATACGTTCAATATCGGTCAAGAGATTCATGTGAATTTGCTTGTACTCCTTGATGTAGAGGATTTACCTGAGACAGCAGCAATGTACCTAATGCACAAAGCTGCATACGACTTTTACGTTAATGACGATGGTGACGAAACCAAGTCCAACAGACTTGAGAAGCAAGTAGATAAAGCATGGGCTAATCTACAATCAGAAGAACTCAAAGTCTCCAACGTCAACGCCAAGAATAGACCTGCCTCTGCACGTCTCCGCATGGGGATCAGACAGCAGGGTACACAATACAATCCAAGATGGCCCGGAGGTAAGGTATGAAGGCAGATGGAAGTCTAAAGTCACTTATCCAAGGCGTGTCGCAGCAACCTGCTCGTACGCGCTTGCCCGGACAGTGTACATTACAAAGCAATATGTCGAGCAATCCGGTGGATGGTCTTACACGAAGACCACCTCTGGAGTGGCTGGCAGAACTATTTACAAGTGCGGGTGATCCGCAATTCTATTACTTTGCACATGGTGGTGAAGATAAATTCATCGTTGTTGCCGAGCAAGAAGCCCTAAGCGTATATGACTTAGAGGGCAACCAGAAAACTGTCACCGAAGAAGATGATGGTTTCGCGTATTTAGATGGAGGCAAGCTGGCCTTCACTACACTAGATAACTTGACGTTCATTGCCAACAAAACTAAAACATGCGCGATGGTAGCAAATGACTTTGCTGAGTTTCAAGACTACGGCTCTATTACCTACATTCGCGGCGGCAATTATGGACGCACATACGAGATAAAGATTAACTACAATGATGGTAGCCCGTCAGGTACGCCTACGGTGTTGACCGCAAGCTGGACAAGTCCAGATGGTAGCTCTGTATCACACGGTGCACAAATCTCTACCAACAACATTGCGACACAGCTTGTAACAGCTTTAGAGACTGCCGATACAGGTAACATATTTACCTTCACTCGCATAGCAGATATTATTTATATCAACTGGAGTGGATCACGTACTGACCGCTTTACCGTGGCTGTAGCCGATGGTATGAACGGTAGTAATATCCTAGCGGTGAATAATGCCGTTCTACAGACAGGACACCTTCCACGTTATGCTCCTCATAATTACCATGTTGCCGTTACAGGTAGCGGTAGTCAGGGAGAAGACGATTGGTATTTAGTGTTCACTGTAACGCCAGACGCAAACGGTGACGTACCCGCTACGGGTGCTGGATTTGGTATGGCAGGAGAATGGGTAGAGACGGTTAAGAACAAGACGGAGTACAAAGTGGATGCGACAACTATGCCGCACGTGCTGGAGTACGACGAGGATACAGATGAGTTCTTTTTCTATCCGGGAGACTGGGCTGGTCGCCAAGTAGGTGACGAAGACAGTAATCCCGATCCTTCATTCATTGGCAGAAAAATACAAGACCTTGGGTACTTTCAAGGACGCTTGGTTGCCTTAGCTGGCCCTTCTGTAATTATGAGCCGTACAAACAAACCGTTAGACTTTTGGATTGAATCTGCTACAGGTTCGGCGGACACGGACGCGATTGACATGGAGAGCACCTCACGGGGTGTTACGAATATGTTGCGTGTTGTTCCTCATAACCGGGACTTGGTTATTTTCGCAGACAGCGCACAGTTTCTTGTGTTCGGGAGAAATTCTCTTACGCCCAAGAACTCATCGCTTACGCTTACAACCTCGTTCGAGAGCAATCTTACTGCTCCTCCTGTACCTGCGGGTAGAAACATTTTCTTTGCTATTAACTACGGAAGATACACGGGTATCCGTGAGTTCTATACGGAAGGATCGCAGGACATTAATGATTCTCGCCCTATTACGCAGCATGTATTAAATTACATTCTCGGTGGTGTTAAACACCTTGCGAGTACGTCAAACTTTGATACACTGCTTGTACAGGCCGACGAAGACCTGAACACTTTGTACAGCTATGAGTATATCTGGCTAGATAATACAAAAGCACAATCCTCTTGGAGTAAATGGGTACTTCCCAATCCAGTAGCGTTCTTCTTCTTTATAGAGAGCGTTATATACGTTATATCTAAAATCGGAAACCAGTACATGCTGGAGAAGATGGACATTAACGTACAAGATGATTTAGAAATGAATTATCAGGTTAAGCTAGATCGTAGAGTTAGCGTAGAGGGCGTTAATACAACTATTGTAAGCCCAATCGCCGCTATGCCTGATATAGATGATATGGTTTTTGTACAGGGAGAAGGCTGTCCTTTTCCGGGACTTCGTGTTCTGGTGGATAGCTATGACGAAGGTACAGAAACTATTACTCTAAAACAGGATATGGGAGGCGGCACAGTAATTTGTGGACAACGCTATCTATCCGAGTACATGCCGACTATCCCGTTTGTTAAAGATCAGGATGGTGTAAAGGTTGGTACAGGTACACTTATCATTGGCAAGTTCTTTATCAACGTGCGAGAGTCCGGTGTAGTGAGTGCAGAAGTTACCTCTCCTTATAGAGAGCCTTCTGAGTTCCGCTTTACTGGTCGTATCGCAGGTAATCCTAACTCTGTCGTAGGTGAAGCCGCTGTAACAAGCGAGTCCTTTACAATCCCGTTCAGAGACAACGCAGACTACGCCGAACTACGCCTGTTCACAGACAGCCATCTACCCTTTACCATCATGGATATTGAGTGGGTAGGCCAATACAACAAGCGTGGCAGACGAATAGTACAAGGAGAATAATATGTGGTGGGCAATAGCCGCTAACGTAGGTATGAACATGCTCAGTGCTGGACAATCGTACAAAGCCGACAAGGCTCAGTACAAAGCCAGTAAAGCATGGCAAGCCTACTCTAATACTATGGTTCGGTTGTCAGACGCGGTTAATCAGAACGCGATTACTACGAACACTCTCATGGCTGGTGATGCCTTTGCAGAACAAGCTCTACAAATCAAACGTGGTAGCACCATGGCCTCGGCGCAAGTCGAGGTTGGTGCTGCTGCGGCTGGTGTGAAGGGTAGGTCTGTAAATCAGGCAATGTTCGACGTTCAACGGAACGCCGCAGCAAGAGAGCATGAAAGACAACAGGGCTTCAAGAATACAATGCTGGCGTTCGATCAGCAAAGACTACAAAGTGCAATGTCTGCTGAAATGCAGCAAGACTACAGCTACATTCCGAAACCAAAAGCTGCGTCATACTTCTTGAACGCTGCTGCAAAATCCTTTGACTTCGCTTCCGGCTTTATGGGTGGTGGATCAGGAGGCTCTGGTGGAGGTGCATCTGGTAGTTCTATTCCTAATAGGAATATCACGGGTACAAGGTTCATTTTAGATTAAGGAGACAACATGGCCGATCCTATTGAAAGGCGTGAGGTGAAAGACCCGAACGCTTCGCTACAGGCTGCACAGCCGGGTAGTGTTCCTCTTGCACCTGTGATGGCTCCCCGACCTTCAAGTATGAAGGCGGTTGGTAATCAGGAAAGAGAACTGGCCGGACTTCTGAACCAAGCTAACTTGGGATTCACGAAGTTCATGGATAAGAAGAAAGCTGAGTGGAGCTTGCAAGGACAGATGGCATACGCTGAGGGTAAGACCGAGGCAGAAGTCGTTTCGTCTGGCAACCGTTTCACTACTGCTGGCTATATGAGTATGAAAGCCCGTACTGCGGGTAACGTCTGGCTTCAACAAGCACTGTCCGATATTGAAGACAGTGATAAGATGTTGGATAGTAAAGCATACCAAGCTAAACTGAGTGCACAATATAAAGAGATGGTCGATCAGACCGCAGGACAAGATGAGTTCACGCGGAATCTTATGACAGCCATAGCGGAAGAATCCTTCCCGAAACTTGTTGCACAACAGATCAAATCTAATAACGCTTACCGCGAACAAGAAACATACAACAGCTATTCTACACTGCTCGTATCGGAATCTAATAGGTTTGATCCTACCGATCCTGACGCTGCATCTCGTGTAGAGGAGTTGCTCGATCCTCGTGTATCTGGACTTAATCCAGAGCTACACGCTAAAGCAGTAACCGAGGCTATCACGTCCGGTCTTGAACTGGATAACGATAAGTTGGCTCAAGTTGTTGGTGCTACAACGCGGAACAAGCTAGATACATTCGACAGTCAATCGGGTCTTCCATCTGGGTTGCTACGTGCTGTACTTTCTACGGAGAGTAACGGACAACGATACGCTAAAGATGGATCAGTCCTTACCTCTGAGAAGGGTGCTAAGGGCGAGATGCAGGTTATGGATGGTACAAATACCGATCCCGGATTTGGAGTAACTCCCGCAAAGGATAATTCTCTGGATGAACGTGCTCGTGTAGGCCGCGACTATCTTACTGCTATGATGAGTCGATATAACGATCCTGTACTTGCGGTGATGGCGTACAACGCTGGCCCCGGTACAGTCGATAAGCATATTGCTCAAGTAGGTGTTCCCGGTACAGGTGGGGAACTAAGTCATAAAGACTTCGTATCTTCCTTCCCGTTTAAGGAGACACGCGACTATGTACAGAAGATCAATGGAGAACTTTCGGGTTCGGCAAAGGGTTCACAATCACGTAAAGCTGCTCTGGTTTCTGACCTGAGTGATCGCGGATTTAGTTTAGCCCAGATTACTTCTATTACAAAATCCTATGATGCGTACCAGAAACGTCAAGCAGACAAGTTTGACAAAGGCCGTATCATGGCTGAGCAAGGTATCCTAAGCACCGTAGAAAGTGATGGAAACCTTCCGCAAGCTCTCGACCAGATCGAAGCTATGCGCGATGCAAACGGTTATGACGATGCGTGGGCAAACGGTATGGCCTCTAAAGCTATATCTGCTCAAGCAACATGGTCTAAAGAAAACGAAAAGACGATGGAGATTCAAACTGCCATTGCGAATAACAACATGGCTACATTATCCGGCGATAAGCAGGATAAGGCTATTGAGTTCGAGAAGAACCGTATAATCGGTGAAGTCCAAGCGCAAGAAGGTTTGACAGATGAGGAGAAGGGTATGCAAATCCGCGACCTGACTGCCGACATGCTGATAAAGAATAACATCGTAGATAAGAAATGGGCTGCAAGTATGGAAGCCGTGCTCAGTGGTAATATACTGAACAAAGATGGCACGGTAGCAGAAGAAGCTGTACAAGCCTATGACGATTATCTCCTGTTCTCAAAACAAGGTAATCCCGGCTATGCTTCTAAGTACCTCGGTGCAGCCAAGGACATTGTAGCGATTGCTGAAACTTATGATGGTGGCGGTGGATTAGATTCTGCTACAGCATTGAAGATCGCAGCCGAACAAGTTCAACGTATGCGGAATGATCCTAATTGGAAACCACCTGCATACAACCCCGTGGAGATTAAACGTCAAACGGATGAATGGATTAACAAGATGGACGTAAGTTGGTTTAGTGGTATCGCAGGTAAGCAGTACCGTTCTGCATGGAACGAAGTATTGGATACTGAGATTGCTCAAGCCAAGAAAGACCCTAGACTTGGTGCTATGGTTGAAGACCTTGCTGCTCGTCACTCTGCTCGTGGTATGTCTGAGACTGCTGCGATCAAGCTGGCTACGGATGAACTCCAGAACCGCGCAGAGTACGCTATGGGTAACATTGTCCTATCTGGAAAACAATCCTCCATTCGTGACGATATGGGTATCGCGCACTCCTCTGAACCAACCGCCGTTAACAAGGCACTCCATGAATACCTCGCTAAGTATGGCGAAGTGTATTGGGGACAGACGTTCAAGGATGCACAAACTCAGTTCTACGGTAATGATCCAACAGAGAAAGACCCGGCCTTCTTCGGACTATTCGGAAAGGACGTAACCCGCAAGGGTGCATGGGACGCTCGTGCAGAAAGCATTGCGATGAATGTACGCGGAGTTCCTCCAGTGTATATCACATACAATGCAGATGCAAAAGCCTTCATGGTTGACCTGTACACAAATATGGAACGTACCTCGGTAGCAAATGCTCCGAAGTTAATTCCTGCACAAGAAATCGGTGACTTTGCTAATCAGACTATCTTCCAACCAAGAAGCTGGCTTGACTTTAGCGTACCCGAATGGAAACAATAAGGAGGAGGGCTATGCCCGGACTAGAAGATATTGATAACCAAATCCGTGCCAACATTGCGGCACGTGAGAAGCAGGTTGATGAAGTTAACCGCTTAGGTGGATCGACAGGTGCAGATGCCCTCGCCAATCGTGACGAGGCCGCTCAGGAAAGTATGGGTGGCCTTGTTCAACGAGGCTTCCGATCTATGAACGCCGCCGCTGGTATTGTCCAGTGGGGTGAGCGTAAAACGATTCCTGCTGATCCTAATTTTAAGTTAGAAGACCACCAAGAGCAACTGCTCGATGGTCTGCCTTCCGAATACTGGAATGGTTTTGCTGGTGTTCGTTCTCTTGAAGAAGGACTTGGACTACGTGCCGATCTGGAACAAGAGTTAGAAGACATGCGTATTCTGGGTAATGCTGGTGCTGGTGGCGTTGTTGCTTCTGGCCTTGCTGGTATTATCGACATTGACTTGCCACTGGTGTTCTTATCTGAGGGTACATACCTCGGTGCAAAGGGCGCAGCACTGACTGCAAAGGTTGGGCTGGCAGGTACTCGTACTGCGGGAGCCATTAAGATGGGTCTTGCTGGTGCTGAGGCAGGTATTATAACTGAGACAGCCAATGCAATGGTTCGCCCTACTGGAGAGTGGACAGATATTCCTCTGGCTGGTTTAGGCGGAATGGTATTCGGTACAACACTAGGTGCTGTAGCCGGGAAACAAATTGACGAGTTCAAAGCTGATGAGACAGGTTCTCTGAACTTGGGTGCCTTCTTTGATGATCCCAGAAAGAAAGCCAACGACTCTTTATCCGAAGCGCGTAGAGACTTTGCTGACGCTGTTGCTGATGGTCAAGCAGGGCGTGTTGATTACAGTGCCAAGGCTGCACTAGACGATGAAGTGTTTACTCTTTCGGATGATTTTGATACAAGCACTATGAGCGAGGGTATGGCTGATATAGCTGTACGCGCTGGCGAGTACCTACAAACCTCCGGTATCCAGAAACAAGTTGACGGTGCATTTGATGATACACCGATGGGTCGCGCTGCTAAGAAGTTCTATAACTTTCTGACAAAGACTCCCGTTGCAACAGACTGGGATGCTTTGATGAAAAGTAACTCGAATCTTGCAAAGGTATTTGCGTACAAGGGTTTTGAGTCGGCTGCGGGCATTGCTAGAAATAACAGATCGTCCTCCGCTCTACAGGAGTTTTACACGAACCAAATCGCAGGTCAGGTTGGTGTACAATATCCCGACCTTATTACAAAGTGGGCCTCTAAACGTGTAAATACACCATCCTTCATAAACATAAACCGTCAGTCTGTGATTGATGGATTCAATAGAGAAGTGTTTGAGGAGTTGCAATACCGCTATCACGAGAACGTAAGCAATCCTAACTCCGATGAGTTTGTACGTAAGATGGCAGATCATATTGATGAGTCGTCTGCACGTGCTGTGAATATCCTTAAA